GCATTGGTTCGTCGATGTATGCACAAGGAACATTTAATTTTAGTTTTACAAGTGCATCAAATGGTGAATTTAAAATTGCCATGGGATCAACAGAAACTAGAAACCTCAAAGAAGGTAGATATTACTATGATGTTTTAGTAAGTTCTGGAACTACTGTATATAAAATTGTAGATGGTAATATTTTAATTAGACCAGGTATTTCTTCTGCTCCATAAATAATTTTAAAGTCAAAATAAAATGGCACAACCAGCATCTAGACAAGATTTAATTGATTATACTAAAAGGCAGTTAGGTGCTCCTGTGTTGGAAATCAATGTTGCGGATGAGCAACTAGATGATTTAGTTGATGATGCTTTGCAATATTTTCATGAAAGACATTTTGATGGTGTCATAAGAACGTATTTAAAATATAAGATAACACAGGATGATATTGATAGGGGAAGATCTAGAGGTAGTTCAACAGTTTCTGGAATTACTACAGAGACTGTTACTCAAACTGTAGGATCAACTACATCATTTGCTTTTGAAGAAAATTCAAATTATTTACCAGTTCCACCTTCTGTTACTGGTGTAAACAAAATTTTTAGAATTCAATCGTCATCCGCAACTAGTGGATCGATGTTTAGTGTTAAATATCAATTATTTTTAAATGATCTCTACTACTGGGATTCAATTGATCTTTTGCAATATACAATGGTTCAGACAAAATTATCTGACATTGATTACTTATTAAATCCATTAAAGCATTTTAGATTTAATCAAAGACAAGATCGTCTTTATATTGATATGGACTGGAGTACTCTGAGTCCTGATGATTATCTGGTTATTGATGCTTGGAGATTATTAGATCCAAATTCATATTCTCAAGTTTGGAATGATTCTTTCTTAAAACTTTATCTAACTGCTCTTGTTAAAAGACAATGGGGTCAAAATCTTATGAAATTCCAGGGTGTAAAACTACCTGGTGGTGTAGAACTTAATGGTCGTCAAATGTATGACGATGCAGAAAGAGAACTTGAAAGAATCAGAGAGAAGATGTCATCTACTTATGAACTTCCACCTCTAGACATGATTGGTTGATAACATGTTAAATCCGTATTTTCAGCAAGGTTCACGCAGTGAACAAAATTTAGTTCAAGATTTGATTAATGAACAATTGAAAATGTATGGTGTTGAAGTATATTATATTCCTAGACAATATCTTACTAAAACAACCGTAATAGAAGAAGTAATTCAATCAGAATTCAATAATGCATATCCTATAGAAGCATATGTCAACAATTATGATGGATATGACGGGCAAGGAACAATATTATCCAAATTTGGTATTCAAGATCTAGATGATTTGACATTAATTATATCAAGAGATAGATACGAAAACTATATTACACCTTTAATTAAAGATCTTCCAAATATTGAATTAGCAACTAGACCAAAAGAAGGTGATCTAATCTATTTCCCATTTGGTGATAGATTATTTGAGATTAAATTTGTTGAGCATGAGCAACCCTTTTATCAACTCCAGAAAAATTATGTTTATGAATTGAGGTGTGAACTCTTCAGATATTCCTCAGAAGTTGTTAATACTGGTGTAGAAGAGATTGATGATAATCTCAAAGATCAAGGGTATATTCAAACATATAGAGTATCTGGTATTGGACAAACTGCTGCTGCATTTACCGGTATTGTAAATGGAGCCCTATCACTATTTACATTCTCAGATAAAGGATATGGATTTAATGCTCCTGTAACCTTAGGGTTATCTACAGCTCCTAGTGATGGTGTGAATGCAGTTGGTGTTGTCACTGGAAGAACTACATTTGGTTCTGGTGGAGATCAATTCCTTACTATACAAGGTGTTGAATTAGTCAATCCTGGAGCAGGTTATACAGTTGCCCCATTAGTTACATTTACAGGAAAAACAACTGGTGTTGGTGCTGCGGCAACTGTTGGAATTATTGATGAAGGTGCTGTTGGTATTGTAACTATAACTGATGTTGGATCAAATTATGTCGAAGAACCAACTATAACATTCTCTTCACCACCTGGAGCAGGAACCACTGCAACTGGTAGAGCAATTATATCTTCCAGCAATACTATTTCTATAGTAAGAATTACTAATCCTGGTTCTGGATATACTGTTGCACCATCAATTACTTTTGCTCAACCCAATGAAATTGGAAGTGGAAATTTTGAATTTAATGAGACTGTAACAGGATCTTCAGGAAATACTGGTATTGTTAAATCTTGGAATGTTGGCACAAAAGATCTAAGACTTTCAAACTTAACTGGAGATTTTATTAATGGAGAAGTTATTACTGGAAAAAATTCTGGAGCACAACACAGAATTGTAATACTAAATACTATCACAGATAATCCATTAATTTCTGACAATACTTATAATATTGCCGAAGAATCTTCTACGACTGAAGAAACAAATCCATCAAGTGCTTATGATGAAAATGTTCGAATTCAATCTGAAGGAGATGATATTTTAGATTTCACAGAGAAAAATCCATTTGGAAGAGTTTAATTTAAGAGAATACCATTATGTTTGATTATTTTTACCACGAAATATTAAGAAAAACTATCATTGGGTTTGGTACGCTCTTTAACGATATTATTATAAAAACTACAAATAGTGCTGGTGAAGTAACGTCAACAGAAAAAGTTCCACTTGCATATGCACCTCAACAAAAATTTCTTGCAAGATTAGAACAATCTGAAGATTTAAATAAGGCAACTCAAATAACATTACCAAGAATGTCATTTGAGTTTACTGGATTGCAATATGATTCATCTAGAAAAGTAACTACAACTCAAAAATTTGTTAGTCCTTCACCAACTGGTGATGGTACGATTAAAAAATCGTTCATGCCAGTTCCATATAATATGGAATTTGAATTGAATATTTACGCAAAATTGAACGATGATGCTCTTCAAATTGTAGAGCAAATTTTACCATACTTTCAACCTTCATATAATCTAACTATAACTTTAGTATCAGATATCAATGAAAAAAGAGATATTCCAATTATTTTAGAGGGAATATCAATAGATGATCAATATGAAGGTAATTTTGATAATAGAAGAGCATTAATTTATACAATAAGATTTAGTGCTAAGACATATCTATTCGGTCCTGTTGCAAGAGATGTATCTGCAAATATTATCAAGAAAGCAGATGTTGGATACTATGCAAGTTCAACTAGTGGAGATAAAAATAATAGAGATGTCACATATTCTACTGTTCCTAAAGCACTAGAAGAACTTGATAATGGTGTATTGACAACAACCACATCTGACATTAGTAAAACTGACGAGACTGTTCAACTTAGATCAATAGCAAATATAACAGAGGAAACATATATTTCTATTAATAGTGAAGTCTTATTCGTTAAACAAAAATCTGATTCAGAAAATAAAATTCTTGTCAGAAGAGCACAAAATGGAACTACAGCAAGATCTCATGTTTCTGGTACAAATGTGACCGAAATTACATCTGGAGATAATGCATTGGTTGAACTTGGTGATGATTTTGGATTTGATGGAGGATTTATTTGATGTCTAAACTAGATGAAACTTTTAATGTATCCTCACCAGAACCTGATGAGGATAAATCTGATGTTGTGGATATAAATGCGGAAATTGTAGAATCTACAAACGAAAATATTAGTTTAGAAAAAACAGAGGATACTGAAAAAGATTATGAATATACTAGAGGAAATCTCTATTCTTTAATTGAAAAAGGACAAGAAGCAATAAATGGTATTCTTGAACTTGCACAAGAAACCGAGCAACCAAGAGCATATGAAGTTGCTGGATTGTTAATAAAAAATGTTTCTGATGCAACTGATAAATTATTGGATTTGCAGAAAAAAATGAATGATTTGGATCAATCTACCAAAAAACAAAATCCAACAACAGTTAATAATGCGTTATTTGTTGGATCGACAGCAGAACTGTCAAAACTTTTGAATAGTAAGTCATTTAAAAATATACAAAACGAAACCTTGAATAAATAGACTGAGAAGGTTTTTGAATAAGCTAAAAAGGAGTTGAAATGGGTATTTCTACCATTCGTCTTAAAAGATCTTTTTCTCAAGGATCTCAACCAACAATTGAGCAACTGACTGATGGTGAATTAGCCATTAATCATTTTGATGGTACTGTCTTTGTAAAGCAAGACACTCAAGGTGTTGGTATTAATACTAGAGTCGTACAAGTTGGTGCAGGTAAAAGTATTGGACGTACTTTCTTTGTTATTCAACAAGGAGATGATAATAATTTAGGATTAACGCAAGCAGATGGATTGGCATCCATTAAGAGAGC